AAGCCCGGGCCGGTGTTCGCCTACCGCCAGGGTCAGCCGGTGAGGATCGCCTGATGGGTATCCTCGCGAAGACCCTGCCGCCGAACGTCGAATGGACGGCGAACGCCGCCGGCGTGCCGGTGCACATCCGCACGGCCAACATGATGAAGGCCGCCGGCGTCCGCCGCGGCTGGCCGGATTTGCAATTCCTCTTCCCCGACGGCGTGACACGCTTCGTCGAGCTCAAGGCCGGCGCCTCGCTGAGTTCCGAACAGCGCGCCTTCCGCGACCGCTGCCAAGCCATCCGGCCTGACCTCTGGGCCGTCTGCCGTTCCGTCGACGAGGTGGCCGACACGCTGCGCGCCTGGGGCGTTCGGCTGCGGGCCACGACGTTCACACCCAATCCCATCGCGAGAGAGGATCCCGGCCAACCGTAAGGCGCCGGCGGTTTGGTCGCCGTCCCAACTCCTCCTCAACCACCCCCGGCCTTCAGCCGACGGGAAGGCGAGACCGGGAAACAGACCAGAACAGGAGAAGACCATGACGACCCTCACCCTCGCTCACAATCGGCCGTCCCTCGACGACCTCTGTGGCGATCCGAATGTCTTGAAGAACCAGCCGCTCGAGGTGATCGCGCTGCTGATCGACGAGGCGAAGAACCTGCGCGACAAGGCCGCCCTGGCGTCCAAGCTGCTGCAGGGCGCCCTTGAGACCCGCTACAGCGCCGCCCTCGGCGCAGCCTACCAGGCCGCCGGCAAGGACACCGGCACGGTGCGCCTGACCGACAGTCTCGACCCGGCCTTCGAGATCGTGGCCGACCGACCCAAGAAGGTCGAGTGGTCGCAGTCCGAGCTCGCCGCCGCGGGCGACCGCATCGCCGCTGCGGGCGACGATCCGCACGAATACATCGTCGCCACCTACAGCGTCGACGAACGGAAGTTCACGGCCTGGCCGTCGCACATCCGCTCCGTCTTCGAGCCGGCCCGCACGGTGAAGCCGGGCGCCGTCACCATCAAGCTGGTGCGGAAGGAGGCGGCGTAATGGAGGTTTGGAAATCCATCCCTGGCTTCCCCGCCTATGAGGCCTCTGACGAAGGGCGCATTCGCCGCATCGTCGCATCCAGCAACGCCAAGGCGGGGCAGGTGCTCAAGCCCGGGCGGAACAGGAACGGCTACTACAACGTGAGCCTCAGGGCTGAAGGTGTGACAGTGACGCGCGTCGTTCACACCATCATCTGCGACACGTTCCTCGGCGAACTGCCTGCCGACTGCCATCGCTCGCACATCAATGGCGACAAGTCGGACAACCGGCTTGCCAATCTGCGCTTCGAATCCGTCTCCGAAAACATGAGCCGGAAGATGGCGCATGGTTCGGTGCCGAGCGGTGCGAGGTCGGGTAGCAATAAGCTCTCTGAGGCCCAGGCACGGTCTGTCAGGACGGAAGTCGCGAAAGGCAAGAGCCAAGCCGCGCTCGCCAAGGAGTTCGGCGTAGTGCCTGGCACGATCTCAGCAATCGTCAGAGGCCGAAGCTGGCGGAACCTGTCTGGGGAGGCCGCGACATGCCACTGAACATCATCACCGCTGATCAGCGGATGGCCGAAAAAGGCGGCGTGAAAGCCGTCATCCTCGGGGTTCCGAAGATCGGCAAGACGAGCCTGTTGCGGACGGTGAACCCGGACACGACGCTGTTCGTCGATCTGGAAGCCGGCGACCTCGCCGTCACTGACGTGCCGGTGGACACCGTGCGGCCGAAGACCTGGCCGGAGATGCGTGACCTGGCTGCCTACCTGGGCGGCCCGAACCCAGCGCTTCCCGACACGGCGCCCTACAGCCAAGCCCACTTCAACCACGTCGTGGGCGAGTTCGGCGGGACCGAGGCGCTGGTGAAGTATGAGACCTACTTCATCGACTCCATCACGGTCGCGTCTCGGGTCTGCATGACCTGGTGCCTCGCCCAGCCGGAGGCCTTCAACTCGAAGGGACAACCGGACCCGCGCGGCGCCTACGGCCTTCTGGGCCGGCAGATGATCGCGTGGCTTTCCCAGCTTCAGCACGCCCGCTCCAAAAACGTCATCTTCGTCGGGATCCTCGACCAGACGAAAGACGACTTCGGGCGCGTCACCTGGGAACTGCAGATCGACGGGCAGGCCACGAAACACGCTCTTCTCGGCATCGTTGATCAGATCGTGACGCTCGCCGCCGTGGACTTTGGCGACGGTGAGCCGGTTCGGTGCTTCGTCACCCAGCAGATGAACCCCTACGGATTTCCAGCCGGCGACAGGTCAGGTCGTCTGGATGCCATCGAACCCCCTGACCTCGGCGCCCTCATTCTGAAGGCGTCCGATCAAGAACGCCGACGCGCGGCTCTCGCTACCACACTGAAGCCGCGCGCCGACGCCGATCAATCCCCCAAGCAACCCGCCCGCTCGGCCAAGGCCGAGACCGTCGCGGCATAGGAGAACGACCACCATGTCTTTTGATTTCAACGACGCCGAACCGCAACGCGGATCTTTCGAGCTCATCCCCGACGGCACCATCTGCCTCGTCGTCACCTCGCTCCGGCCGGGTGGCCACGGGCCGGGCGACTGGCTGAAGCCGAACAACGCCGGCAACTGCCTCCTCGCGGACTTCGAGTTCATCATCGACGGCGGCGAGTTCGACCGCCGCAAGTTCTGGACGATGTTCGTCACCGAGGGCGAGACCGACGGCCAGCAGAAGGCCGCCAACATCTCCCGCTCGCGCCTGCGCGCCATGCTTGAAAGCGCCTTCGGGGTCCACCCGGGCGACGACAGCCCCGAGGCCATGGCCCGCCGACAGGTGTCGGGCTGGCAGACCTTTGATGGCCTGAAGTTCTGCGCCCGCATCGGCGTGGAGAGCGGCAAGGACGGCTACAAGGACAAGAACGTCCTGGCCGGCGCGGTGACTCCCGACGAGCCCGACTACATCGCCCCCGGGCCGCAGACGGGGAACTTCCAGACCGTCGGCGCTGTCGCGGGGAAGGTGGCCGCCGCCGCCGGCGCCAAGGCCGCGCCTGCCACGGCGAATGGGGCGGCCAAGGCCGCGGCGAAGCCCTCCTGGGCGCAGTGACCCATGGTCGCCGCGGGCCGCCCGGGCTTTCGCCCGACACGCTCCAACCCGCCCCCGGGCGGGAAGGAGAAGATCCGGGCCGAGTACGGCCCCGATCCTGAAGAAGAGGCGGCTCTGGACCGCGCGGCGCAAGCCGTCGCGCGGTTCTCGCCGAACCTCTCCGCGCCACGTTCCCTGGCCGCCGTGGCGATCAGTGAATGGATCATCGCGCGCACCTCAACCGCCGCCGCCCGGCGCTCACAGCACCTGGTGTTCGGCCTGGGCGATGCGCAGGTGAGGGGCTTCGTCGAGGCGGCTCTGCCCGCCATTGGCGCGGCCCTCTCTCATCTGCCCGCCGACGTGCCGTTCTTCGAGCTCGACAAGGATCAGGTGATCGACTTGTTCATGGCCGGCATCGAGGGGGCGCGCGAAGCGGCCGTCCTGACGAACGAGAGCCTCGGCTTCCCGTTCGATGACGAGGTGCCTTTCTGATGTCCACCGGGGGGGATGTTCTCGACTTCAACCGCCACGTCATGAAGGAGGCCCGCGCCTCCGACGCCATCAACGCAGTGGTGGACGCGGGCCTCAATCGGAAGCGGGCCGGCCAGCCGGCGCGGGCCTATCTGGGCGCCTCGGCTGTCGGCGACGCCTGCCCGCGTCGCGTCCAGTTCGAATATGCCGGCGCGCCCAGGGAGAAGGCCTTCGCGCCCCTGACCCTGCGCAAGTTCGACGTGGGGCACGGGTTCGAAGAACTGGCCGCCGGCTGGTTCATCGACGCAGGCTTCGAGCTCTCGCGCTGGAACGCCAAGACGAAGCAGCCGCACGGCTTCAGCCAGATGGACGGGCGGTTCAAGGGCCACGTGGACGGCGTGTTCATCGCCGGCCCCGATGTGGCCGGCCTCGGCTACCCAGCCCTGTGGGAGTGCAAGAGCGTCGGGAACAAGACGTTCAACGCGATCGCCAAGCAGGGGCTGGCCACAGCCCGGCCCGTCTATGCCGACCAGGTGGCGATTTATCAGGCCTACCTCGGCCTGACCAAAAACCCCTGCGTCTTCACCATCACGAACACTGACACCTGCGAGCAGCTGCACCTGCTGATCGACTACGACGCGGGGCGCGCACAAGCCGCCTCCGACCGCGCCGTCCGCATCGTCGAATCGACAGCCGCCGGCGAGCTGTTGCCGCGCCCGTTCGCGAAATCCGACCACTTCGAGTGCAGATGGTGCCCGTTCTCGGCCCGCTGCTGGAGCCTCGAGCAATGACCTTCACCAACCAGTTCACCATCAACCCGTCCTGGACGCCTGTCCTGATCGAGCGCCTGAAGGAAGAGCGAGCCCGGGGCCTGTCGTCCGCCCAGATCGCAAAGCTGCTGAACCGCGAGTTCCGCACCACGTTTAGCCGCAATGCCGTGATCGGGAAGGCCGCGCGGCTGGGGCTGACGCAACCGGCGCTGACCACGCCGTCGAAGCCTGCCCGTGTCGAGAAGCCCATCACGCCCCCGAAGCCCCGCGCCCTGAAGCCGGTCCCGGCCCCCAAGCCCGCCCCGCCCCCCCGTCCTGAGCCTGTCGCCCCCGCGGACCTGACCGTCATCCCGGCCACGGCGAAGCACTGGATCGAACGCGCGCCCTGTCAGTGCGCCTGGCCGGTGGCGGGGCAGGGCTACGAGACGCCGTCCTGCTGCGCGCCGACCCGGGAGGGCTCGGCCTACTGCGCGCCCCACTACGCCGCCATGCACATGCCGCCGAAGCCCGGCATGACGGCGCAGACCCTCATCCGTTCGGTGAGGCGGTACCTGTGACCTCCAACATCCTCGACTTCAACACCGCCCCACGCGCCTCCGAACTGCGCGCCATGGCGGCCGTCGATCAGGAAGTCCGCCTTGAGCGGCTCCGCGGCGCCCTGACATCCCGGGCGACTGACCTGGTGCGCGAGATCTTCCCCCGGGCCATCATCGCCCGCGGCGAAGCCCGCATCGGATCGACGGACGGTGAAGCCGGGGAAAGCCTTGCCATCGCCCTTCAGGGCGACAGAGCGGGGCTGTGGACCGACCACGCCACAGGAGAGGGCGGCGACCTCATCGACCTCTGGCGCGCCACCCAGGGCCTCACCGGCCCCACCGGTTTCTCCCAGGCCGTCGACGACCTCGAAGGATGGGTTGGTCTGAAGCCGAGCCCCGCGCCGGCCTGGCTGAACCCCGTGCACAAGGTGGCCAAGGCCCGCGCGGAGGCCGCAGCCAAGGAACCGGCCCCGACCCCGTCCACCCTCGGCCCGCCCGTCGCCACGTGGCACTACTACAGCGCGGACGGGGCAATACTTGGCAAGGTCAGCAAATACTTGCTGGCGAATGGCGAGAAGACTTACCGGCCTTTCAACGCGGCGGGCAAGATGCAGCCGCCCGATCCGCGCCCGCTCTACCGCATCCCTGAGATCCGCACGGCCAACACGGTGATCCTGACCGAGGGCGAGAAGTGCGCCGACGCGCTCGCCTCCCTCGGCTTCGAGGCCACCTCCGCCATGGGCGGCGCGAACGCCCTGATCGAGAAGACCGACTGGGCGCCGCTGGCCGGCAAGACCGTCCTGCTCTGGCCCGACAACGACGCCCCGGGCCGGGAGTTCATGGCGCGGGTGAAGCCCGCCCTGGAAGCCATCGGCTGCAGCGTGTCCATCATCGACATCGGCCATGGACGGCCCGAGAAGTGGGACGCGGCGGACGCCGTCGACGCCGGCGAGGACATCGCGGCGATCATTGGGACGGTCAGCCCGAAGGAAGCCCCGGCCCGCCGCTACAAGCTGCTGTCGATCGAGGACATGGAAGACCTGGAGCCGCTCGACTGGCTCATCGACGGCGCCCTTCCGACCTCCGGGTTCATCGGCTTGTACGGCCCCTCCGGCGGCCTGAAGTCGTTCATCGCGGTCGACATCGGCCTGCACATCGCCGCCGGCCTGAACTGGCACGGCAGGGACGTGAAGCCCGGCCCGGTCGTCTATGTCGCGGGTGAGGGTAAGCGAGGCCTGGCCAAACGTGTCCTCGGCTGGCGCAGCGCCAAGGCCGGCGCGGCCCGCCCGGACTTCCACCTGCTGCCGTCTTCTGTCTCGATCTCCGTCACGGATGATCTGTCTGAACTGATCGCCACCATCACCGACCTGCCTGTGCGTCCCGTGCTGATCGTCCTTGACACCCTGGCCCGCAATTTCGGCCCGGGCGACGAGAACAGCCAGAAGGACATGGGCGCCTTCGTGCGCGGCGTCGATCGGCTCATCGAAGAGACCGGCGCAGCCGTTCTGGTCGTCCACCACACCGGCAAGGACGACGCCAAGGGCGAGCGTGGATCCTCGGCCCTGCGTGGCGCCCTCGATACCTCGATCTTCGTCAAGCGGCGCGACCGCGCTGTCGAGCTCGTCAACCGCGCGCCGCATGGCAAGCAGAAGGACGCCGACGAGTTCGAGGACATCAAGCTCTACGCTTCCCCGGTCTCCTTCGAACACCGCGGCGAAGCCGAGAAGACCCTCGTCCTGACCCTCGACACCAGTCCGGTGCGCGAGGGCGGGGACGAAGACGACGAAGACCAACCGGAGCCGGCCCAGCGCTTGGGGCCGATCGAGACAAAGATCCTGACCGCGCTGGGACAAGCAGCGACAGCCGGCCAGGGCCTCCGGTTCATGCGTCTGAAGATGATGATCGGAGGAGATCACCACGACAGCGCGATCGACAAGGCAATCCGACGTCTCGTCGAAAAGGGCAGGATCACCAAGAGCGGCGAAGGATATTTGTTGCCATAATGTTTACCCTCCTGAACCCTCCTGAAACCCTCCTGGGAGGGTATCCCAGGCACCCTCCCGAATTACCCTCCCGGACCCCTCTCCCCGTAGGGGAGGGGCCGATAGGAGGGTATGAGGGGTGCGGCCGATGACGAAGATGCGCGCCAACCCCACCATGGCCGAAGTCCTGCGGGTCCGACAGGCCGAGGCCGACCGACTGCAGGCCCGGATCGAAGC